GTAACATGGGAATGCTGGTTGCTAAACCTAAACAAGGTTTTGGCATGAGGTCTTGGAGATATGCAGCTATTGTAAATAATGGCGAAGTAGAAAAGATGTTTGAAGAACCAGGTTTTAATAATTTCTCTGATGATGATGACCCTTATATAGAATCAACACCTGAGAATGTAAAGAATTATTTAAATGAGGCATAAAAGTCTTATAAATAATACCGATGGCGCTAATATAGCCAACACAAATACAACGAATATAATTAATATAGGAGAATAATTATGGATTTTGAAACATTAAAATCATCATCAAGTAACTTTGATAAATTAACAAAGGCGCTTGAACAAAACCTCAATCCTGAGGATCAAAACAAATCAAACAAATACCAAGACGATAGATTCTGGAAACCAGAGTTAGATAAAACTGGTAATGGTTATGCCGTTATTAGATTTTTACCAGCTTCTGAGGGAGAAGATATGCCTTGGCAAAGAGTTTGGTCTCATGCCTTCCAAGATAAAGGTGGTTGGTATATTGAGAACTCACTAACAACTATGAATCAAAAAGATCCAGTTAGTGAAGAGAATACTAGATTATGGAATACAGGTGTTGATAGCGATAAAGAGATTGCTAGAAAGCGTAAAAGAAAATTATCTTATTACTCTAACATCTATGTTGTGTCAGACCCAAAACATCCTGAAAATGATGGTAAAGTATTTTTATTTAAGTTTGGTAAAAAAATCTTTGATAAGATTACTGAAGCAATGCAACCAGCATTTGAAGATGAAAGTCCAATCAACCCATTTGATTTTTGGAAAGGTGCAAACTTTAAACTAAAAATTAGAAAAGTTGATGGTTATTGGAACTATGACAAATCTGAATTTGAGGCAGTATCACCTATTGCAGAGAGCGATGATAAAATCAAAGCTGTATGGGCGTTACAACATCCTCTAAAACCTTTCTTAGACCCTAGTAATTTTAAGACCTATGATGAACTCAAAGAGAAACTGAATAGGGTAATTATGGGGACAAGAAATACAGGAACAGTTGATAATACGGACCTCCCGCCAGCAACTGAATCTGTACAAAGTCCAAAAGCAGCCTCTGTTGCACCAAGTGAAGACTTAAATGCTGATGATGAAGATGATACTTTATCATATTTTAGTAAATTGGCGCAAGAAGAGTAACATCTCTCTCACTTTTGACGACTTTAAAGGGGCAGTAGAAATACTGTCCCTTTTTTATTTCCGAGCATATAAATAGTATTATGGCATCCATTTTAGAACCATTAGTAGATAAGCAAGGTGGTGTTAGAAAATCATCTAGTTGGTACAGAAACGCTGTATCATCAATAGCTGATAAGATAACAGCACGTAAATTAATGAATAGTGGTAAACTTATTGGTAGACCTAGTACTGGTAGATTAAATATGTTTTTCTATGACCCTAAAACAAAAGCAAAACTACCTTATTATGACACATTTCCACTAGTATTGCCAATAGAAGCATTTAGAGGTGGGTTTGTAGGTATTAACTTTCATTATCTACCACCATTAATTAGATTTAGATTATTAGAGAGATTACATGGTCAATATGGTACAAGTGGTAATCTATCAGAAAAAACAAGATTAGATGTCAGTTGGAGTAGAGTTAAAAATATGAGTTTTATAAGACCAACAATTAAGAAATATTTGTTTAGTCATGTAAGAAGTCAATTTTTAAGAATAGACGCTGACGAAGCTGCATTAGCAGTTTACTTGCCTGTTCAAAGGTTTGTCGGTGCAAGTAGTAATAAAGTTTATGCAGACAGTAGGAGAATGTATTAATGTCTATACTAAGAGGCGGTAAAAGAATTGGTGGACACGATATACGTATCGGTATACCACGTGATAGATCATTAGAAAATGTTGAAAAAGATCCAAGATTAAAACAACAGGTTGGTGGTAATCCTGCTACGACAATTGGTCGTATGCAAGCACTAGTAAATGAAGCAGAGGGTTTTGCTCGTAAGGCAAGATTTTATGTAGAGTTTCAATTACCAAGAGGTGTACCAGATGTAGGTATAGGTATATCATTCGGAGATGAAGATCCAATTTTTTCAAGTGATCTTACCGAACAACAAGGTTTTACTACAAGAAGTCAAGCACAAGAAGTACAGAGAAACAACGCCAAAAGAGTACAACTATTTTGTTCTCAGATTGCTATGCCAGATAGAACTATAAAAATGGCAAGTATCAGACATGGTGCAGCTCCAAGAAGACAATTTGCATATGATTTTGAAAGTGCTGATATAGTGGCAACTTTCTATACAGATAAATTTTTAAGAGAAAGAACTTATTTTGAATTATGGCAAGGTGCAGCTGTAAACATGGAAACATTTAATTACAATTATTACGATAATTATGTTTCACCTGTAAATATATTTCAACTAGGTTCATTTGCAAGTGCTCAGGAAAGAGATGACGTAACTTATGCTGTACATCTATATGATTGCTTTCCTACACAAGTAGGTCCTGTTGAATACTCACATGAAGAAAACCAAGTACAAACATTTCAAGTTACTTTTACATATAGATATTGGACAAACTTCTTTATCAATCAAGCAGGTAATATAGATATTGGAAAAAGTGAACAAACAAGACACGATCAAAAAACATTAGATAGAGGAATATGGGGTAAACTACCTCCTGAAATCAGACGTGCTGGTAAAGGTGTGTTAGAAGATTTAAGACGTAGAATACCAATTGGTGGAGTAACTGGTGGTAGAGTTTTCCCACCATTTAAAATACCGCCTATAAATATATAATAATAATAAGGAGTTAAATTATGGCATTACCAAAGGTGGAAACACCAACATATGAATTGACTTTGCCCTCAGCAGACCAAAAGGTCAAATATAGACCTTTTCTTGTAAAAGAGGAAAAAGTTTTATTAGTAGCTAGTGAAACAGGTAAACAAGAAGACATTTACAATGCTACTAGAGAAATTGTGAACGCATGTACTTTTAATGAGTTAGACGTTGACAATTTACCACTATTTGATTTAGAGTATATCTTTTTAAATATACGTGCTAAATCAGTAGGTGAGAAAGCTGACTTTAGAGTATTATGTCCAGATGATAAAAAGACATATGCTAAAGTTCAGATTGATCTTACCGAAGTAAACGTAGAAGTTGATGATGAACATACAAATAAAGTTATCATTGACAAAGATAAGAATTTAGGTGTTGTACTTAAATATCCATCGCTTGCATTATTACATGGGCAAGAAGATGTTGACACAGCTAGTATTGAAATAGTATTTAATACTTTGTTAAAATGTGTCGACCACATCTTTGAAGGGGAAAAGATATATCCAGGCAAGGACAGTACAACAAGTGAATTAAAAGAATTTTTTGAACAACTTCCACAGGAGAAGTTTTTAGAAATAAAGAAATTCTTTGATACTATGCCTAGGGTTAGATATGAAACAGAGGTTACAAATCCAACCACAGGTGTAAAGAGTAAAGTTGTGTTTTCAGGACTAGCAGATTTTTTCGAATCAGCCTCTCCCATAACAGCCTAGAGGCGTACTTCGAAACATCATTTGCTCTGATACAACATCATAAATACTCTTATGGTGAACTTGAAAATATGATACCTTGGGAAAGGGACATATACGTGAACATGCTAATCAATTACATTAAAGAAGAGAACGAAAAACGTAGGAGAGATAAGAATGGCTGAGGTCACTAAAAAAGTAAACTTAGAACTTGAAATTGATACAAATACTATTGATTCAAGTAAAAACAGATACCAAGGTTTAATTGACCTTGCAAAGGCGACAGATAGTTGGAGAATATTTCCAAGAATATTCATCTCAACATACATTTACTTACTATACAAGGTTGTAATATGGTATATGGAGTTACCAGCTCCTACTATGGAACAAAGTGGGTTAGTATCAGTAGTTGTTGGTGCTGGCGCAGCTTGGTTTGGTCTATATGCAGGTACATCAAAAAAGAGTAAATAATGGCAGTATTAGAGTCAGACGTTAGAGATTTATTTAAAACTATCATGTCAGATACTATGAAAACGGTATCTGCTGGTAGAAAGACAGTAATTGCACCAACGGTTGTCAGACAGTTAGCAAAAGAAATAACTGCTGAAGCTGAACAAGGTACAATAGCTGCCTTTGAAAGTGCATTATCTAAAGCAGAAAAGATAGTCAATCAATTAGGTTTCAACGTCAAAGACTTTAATAAAGGACTTGGTGATAGAATAGAAGAACTAAAAGAACAAAAGATCAAAGCAGATAAAGAAGTAACTGATCTGAGAGCAAAAAATATTGTTGCTGAAACAAGAACTATACGAGAGGGTAAAGAGTATAGAATTGAAGCAAACATCTTAACAAATAAAGAAATTAGAGATAGACAAAAAATATTACAACGACAAGAAAAGTTATATATTAAAGATGAAAAGAATGTTAAAAAAGAAAGAGAAAAACTCCTTAATAAAGAAACTCTAACAAACGAAGAAAAAGAATTTATAATAAGAGAAGAAACAAGATTACAAGAATTAAGAAACAATTTAGATAATGAAAATAGAGTATTAAATCCTGATGAATCACCATTAGAAGATAGAGAGGGTATGCAATTACCACCTGCTCTACAAGGATTATTAGACGCCTTTATGTCACCATTTATGGCTATAGGTGAAGCATTTACAACTTTTAAAGATCAGATAAAAAGTGTTGGCGAAGTATTTGCATTTGGTTTTAAAGGTTTAGGTAAAGGATTTAAAAAGTTAATTAGTGGTATAAAGTTCTTAGGTAAATTCTTTATGACAGGTAAAGTATTGATTGGTTTAGCTATCGCAGGTGTTGTTCTAGCTATGATTAAGTTTAGAGATAAGTTAAAAGGTGTAAAAGACTTTTTATTGGGCATACCAAAAACAATTGGCGATTTCTTCAAAGAGCAATTTCTTAAAATCAAAAATGCTTTAATTGACACAATCAATAGTTTGATAGGTTATTTAAATACATTACCTTTTGTAGAACTTGAATATTTAAAAAAAGCAGAAGCCGTACAACCTACCGAAGAAGAACAAAAAGCTGCTGACAAATACACACAAGATATGCAAGAAGCAGAAAATGAAATAGAAGGTCCATCAAATTACGAAGATAAAATGATTAAAGATTTAAATAATGGTAGTGAAGTTAAAATTACAGGTAACAATCAGGTTGGTGACGCATTAGGTTCGCTAAGTTATCAACCATTTGATATGGCAAATTTAGGCAAATCACAAGAAGAAAGAATGATTGACGCTAACACAATTAAAGAACAAGAATTACAAAATAAATCAAAATCTAATATACCATTCTTACAGAATAATAACAATCAAACAAATATTAGTGGATCAAGTAGTACGACAGTTGGTATGTCAAGTGGTACATCTAATGGTGACGCAACGTTTGATAATATGGCAGGTGCTGTATCTCCCTAAGAGTAAATACCTAATTCTTTTTCAGTAAACACTTTAAATTCCATATCCTGATCTTCACAATACTTTGACGCAGCTTGCCATTTAGCGGTGTTTTTGATATATTCTAATTGTTCACCAAAGAAACGTTTAGTTTTTCGCTTGCCAGGTTTTGGTGGCATGGTATACTTCTTAGGTTTAATCTCAATCATATACTTTTTACCCTTTGCCGTTTTGATAATGAAGTCTGGAAAATATCTATGAATTTTCTTATCAATAGGACTTTTGTAGGGTATAATTAATTCTTCACTTGCCCATGCTACAATCTCTGGATTTTTATCACAATAGACCATAAATCTTCTCTCCCAATTTGATCTATATACTATTCTATTAGGGTTTCCAGCGTATTTCTTAGGGTTGGAGGGTTTGTATATTCCTTTGTAACTCATGTTAAAACCAATATAAATATTAGTAACTATATATAAGGAATTAAAATGGGTTTCACATCAAAGGTTGCAAACGTAGTTAAAGGAGCAATTGCAAACACCGTACAAGGGTTTCAATCAGGTTCTAATAATCAGGTGCAGACAAAAAAGATCGCAGCTAAATTACTTAACAAATCGCCGTTAGAAATAGAATCATCAAGTCCTACTTCTCACATGAAAGAGAATCCATATAATTATGGAACGGCATACTATCCGCAAGAAACATCAAACTTAGGTGACGGACACTATGTTATATTTGATGTCATTATGCATAAGGCATCCAAATTTAAATCAAAACAATATGGTGAACAAGGTATCATAGGTGTATCGGATAGTTTAGTTGGTGAAAAAAATTTAATCAGTAGAGCAGACAAAGTAAAGACTGCTTCAGATAAAGGCGTAGGTGCAGAAACAAGAGTACAAGCAGTTAACTCAGGTTTAAATGAAAAGACACCATCTCACACATATGTTTCTGATAGTATGATATTATATACACCAGGAGAAGCATTAAAGTTTAACTACTCAGTAGGTTATAATGACATGGAAACAGGTCTTGCAGGTTTGTTAGGACAAGGTATATCAAACACACTTGATAGTGAAGGTTTTTTAGATGGTTTAAAAACTGCTGGTGCCTTAGCTGGTGACGCAGGTACGATACTATTAAGAAAGGCAGCTTTTGGTGCAGCTAGTTTAATACCAGGTTTTGAAAATATAGAAGGCGCATTTGATAAGGCAAAAGGTCAAGCAGTTAACTCTCAAATGGAATTAGTATTCCAAGGTGTGCCATTTAGAGAGTTTAATTTTCCTTTTGAGTTTGCACCTAAAAATTACTTTGAAAAAGAAGAGATGTATAAAATTATTAACCTATTTAAGTTTCATATGCATCCAGAATTTAAGAATGAAAACAGATCATACTTTTTAGCGCCATCAGAATTTCAAATTACATACATGTATAGAGAAAATAGAAACTCTTATATTCCAAGGGTATCACGTTGCGTATTAACAGGTATGAACGTGAACTTTGCACCACAAGATGTCATATCTACATTTACAGTTGACGGTAAAGGTGCACCA